AGAGACCGCATCATACGAAGCCCTTCCAGACGGAGATTACGATCTCGTTGTATTAGAAGGAACTGCAAAAGTAACACAGTCAGGTAAAACAATGTTTGCCCTAAAGGCACAAGTTGAAACTGGCGCACACGCTAAGCGTCTTGTTTGGGATAACCTCGTTGTTTCTCCAGACAATCCGACAGCACTCGGAATTTTCTTCCGCAAAATGCACTCGCTTGGTCTTAGCAAAGATTTCTTTGACCGTGCACCAAGCAACGCTCAAATTGAGCAGGCAATGGTTGGTCGTAAGTTTCGTGGTCAAGTTGGTTCACGAACCTACAACGGCAACAAAAAGAATGAAATTAAAAACTATTACCCAGCAGCGGGTGCAACTGTAGCGGCTCCACAAACTGCCGCTGCTGCTCCAGCCCCTGCGCCAGCACCAGCACCAGCTCCTGCGCCAGCACCAGCACCAGCTCCTGCAGCAGCACCTTCATCACCGTTCTAATCAAACGTTGTTATAAGGTTTCGGGAAACCGTCCAGTCGCAAGACTGGGCGGTTTTCTAATTAATACAAAGTTTTAGGAAGGTAACACAATGAAAGTATTGATTACTGGATGTACAGCACAACAAGCATCTAGCAGAACAGCATCAAGAACCCCGACATTCTCTACTCTTATTGCTCAGGCTTTTAGCGATGGTGGAGTCTCTGTATCTATCGCAGAACCATCTATCTACATAAGCAAAGAAGAGCTAGCCGAATATGACAAAGTTTTAGTTGGGTTAGCACCACCAACAAGTCTTTCTGCCAACAAAATATATCCAGCTTTTTCTGTAGCTTCAAAGGCAAAAGAAATTGGAAACCTTGCACTATTCCTTGACGCCCCAGAGCAGTACAAACTTCAATCATCTTTAAAGTCTTGCTATCTAAATATGTCTGATTTGCAAAAAGAGTTTTACAGCAGAAGGAAAAGTTATTTTGATCTGGTAAAAGACGACAGCTTAAAACAAGAAGTTTACGGGTTTATTGAATTTCTATATAATGAAAAATGGCCTACTACCTACTACCCATCTTTCCCGTGGACGAGCCATAAAACAATTTCTCAAACCATTGTAAATACTGATGAAGACAACCTTGTCCCAGTAAGTGTGGACGCATACCTGCTTAGACAGCCTTATGTTGCTCCAAATTTTTCTCTTCTAAAAGAGTATTGGACATGTGACTCAGTGAAGACAGAGTGGTCTAAATCTATTACAAAGACCCTTAAACATCAGGTTCTATCAACTAGACACAACAGGTGGGAAAGTCTAGAAGATACTCAAGTAAGGATTAAACAATCTATCGGTACTTTGGTCTCTGTATATCGGTCTAACGAATCTTGGTGGTCTTCAGCCCTCGCTCAGAGCCTCGCAAGTGGTGTTCCAGTAGTAACTGACTGGCGTCAAAGCTCTGTTTTAGGGCTTGAGTGGGCTCACCTAGCAAGCACTGTTGAAGCTATGTCTGACTCTGAAAGGTTTGAACTTTCTGTTGCTCAAAAAGAATCATACCTAAATGCAATCCCTACTTGGAAAAACACGACTAGTAATCTATTACAAACTATTTCTTTAAAAGAAGTATCCATCTAGTCTTTACTAAACAACTAAAACCTATTAGAATCTATACCGAGAGGAGTCTTCAATGGATAAATTAAATATGGACTGGGTTAAGTCTCAGATTCAAGCAGCAAAAGTAAGAAAGCCAGTGGGAGATGCAACAGTAAAACTCGTTGAACTTTTTGATTCTTTTGAGAACTTAACACCAGAATTTAAAAGTAAAACAATTGATCTATTTTCAAAACTAGCACTAGGTCATGCTGTTATAAAAGAAAATAAAAACGAAAGTTGGACTCAAGTACGCCCTGGAGATATAAGAGTTTCAGAGCAAGTTCGCGTTAAAGCAGATGCTTTTGACGGGGACCTCGGGACTCTACACAACGGTCGTCGTGGTGTAGTAGTAGGTGTTCGTTATGGAGATGTCATTGTCAAGATGACAGATAATAAACAACCGCAACTTGAGGGAGCTCATTATCCTCCTCAGAAACTTGAAAAACTAGTCCTTGCATGAGGACTACAACTCTTAAGTTTGTTGTTCACGGGGATAGTTATGAAGAGCTATCACATGCTGCTGATGTAGCTATCTCCAAGTTTTTAGGTGTGAGTAGTGAAGAAGATGACTACGAAGAGTTCGAAGAGGAGCCTTCTAACTATTCCACTAACTACGAACTCATTGTTTCAGAAAACTATGAAATAACCAGTGAATATGAATACACAGCCGAAGTGATAGCGAGGGTAAAAGATGCTAGAGAACAATAAAACTGAAACATCAAATCCAGCAAACGTAACTGTAAACGTTACTGGAAATGAGACACCTGAAAGAGTTGAAGCTCTCCGCGAGGCTGCTCGAATTATTAATGGAGACCGTAATAAACAGTACGGTGGTCCAGAAGAAAACTTCACAAACATTGCAAAGATTTGGGAAGTAATCTTCCAACGCCCATTCACAACAGAAGATGTTGCGATGGCAATGGTGGGAGTAAAACTGGCTAGATTTGTCTCTAATTCTGGATTTCAACCAGACACTTGGATTGACATTGCTGGCTACGCTGGCTGCGGTTATGAAGTTGGAAAAAAATTACACGAGTCTAAATAGGGTTACTAATATATGACCTTAAAAGGCCCTTGGGAGTTTACTCAAGCAGCATGTTCTGAAGTCGGAACTACTTTCTTCTATCTAAGAGACTTAGATGATCCAAGTCAGATGTTAGATGAGGGAAACTACTTAGCTGCTAAAAAAATATGTAACACTTGTATCCACAAGATTGAGTGTGCTGAGTGGGGTATCTCTAAAGAACTACATGGGGTTTGGGGTGGTCTAACTCCAAAAGAGCGTCGTTCTCTTAGAGGTAAAAAGAACTTAGTCTCCTCGGAACCACTACTTAAATAAGTAGTAAACTTGGTCTATGAGTGGCGAACAGCTTCAAACACCCGTAGCGCTATGCGAGACCTGCTGGCTCAAAGACCATGCCAGATGGGAGCCAGAAAGCATGAGCGATGGAGGGGACATCTTGATGCGTCTTACAGGGGTTGATGTTCCTATAAAAGTAAACACTGGCTCTGTAGAAGTATGCACTAGCTGTGGGAGAATCACTGTTGCTGGCATCTTTGAGTTGCAAGATCCAAAAGTTGTTTTTTTCACAACAGACAATACTTCTACTCACTCTCTGACTTCTTTAATAGAACGGGAAGAGGGAGAAGAGATATGAAAGACATCAGAATTGGTGAATCTCTATGGCAGCAATGGAGTGGTTCAGGTTACTACCCAATAGGTTCTGGAGAATTAATATATTTTACTGAAGACCATATTGAGATTGATAACGAAGTAGTCCGAAGAGCCCTTGCCTCTACGATACAAAGGGACGGAATTTGCGACTCTCTATCTGATGGATTTAAGTTAATTGTTGTAGGAGACATTGAGTTTGGTTGGGCAGGTATCATAGAGGGTGAAAAAGAGTGGACTGTCTGTGACGAACAAGGTGAGACAAATTATGGAGATTCAGTAGAAGATATAATTCAAATTACTTGGATAGAAATTTAGTGTTTTAGTTGATTAGTTATAAACTTTTGGTTGAAATAGGTTAGTATAGTTATGTGTGGAAACCAGCTTCTAACCTAAATTGGCAGAGAGACGCTCTCTGTTCTGATCCTAAATACAAGTACGCTAAAAACTGGTTCTTCTCGAAAATACCAAGAGAGCGTTATGACGCAAAGAACCTTTGTTTTAGTTGCCCTGTACGCAGTCAATGTCTACAATGGGCTTTAGAGCACCGTCAAATTTGGGGTATCTGGGGAGGCAAAGATGAAGTTGAAATTCGTAGAGCTCTCTCTGTTGCATACAACGGAGAAGAAGCTAAGCGCAGAAGGTACCCTCACTGTCCGTACTGCAGTGCCCGTCCATCAAAATTGGAAACAAGTTCGCAAGAAGTTCCAGGTGGTGGAAGATGGACAACAGCAAAGATTGTTACATGCACTGTCTGTGAGTTCTCATGGAGAAGCCGTACTAGCGTAAATGCTGTTGAATCTTATAAACAAGAACGTATAGATAAACATATTAAAAAACAAAAAGAAAAAGAAAAAAACAACAGAAGGGTAAAGAAATGAGACCTAAGTTTAAATCTCTCTCAAATGCCAAAGGCATTGTAGATGTTTTTATGGAGAACCCAAAAAAGTATGGAGTTGCTTTAACTCTGGCACAAGAGGTACTCCGAGAAGCCTCCCACTTATCTCCTCTAAATAGAGAAATTATCGCTGCCTACACAAGCAAACTTAATGAGTGCGAATATTGCTGCGGATCTCATACGGAGTTTGTAAAATCTCTTGATGGGAATCAGCAGGATGTAGATGCCATAACAAATGCTGGAGTATTTTTAGGGCATAGGTTAGACGCAATTTTTAAATATATAACAGTCCTCACTAAAAACCCAAGTCAAGTCACGGATGAGCTTAAGAATGAGGTGCTTGCAGCTGGATTCTCTGAAGAAGAACTAAAAGACGCCATAGCAGTATGTGCGGCTTTTAATTTTTATAATCGCATTGTTGAAGGCCATGGGGTAGATGCAAATCCTGAAACTTGGGAATCAGCATCTACAGCAATCAACATGAGCGGTTATGATCGAAGATATTTTAAATAGAAACTACTAGAAAGACGTAGGGATGAAATACACAAAAGACGAAAGCGGTAAAGAACTACTTCAAGATAATAACAATTATCAGGTGATGATGGAGTGGGAAAGACCGTATATGGAAGCTCTTATAAAAAGACTTAAACCATCTGGTGATGTATTGGAAGTCGGTTTTGGTCTTGGATACTCTGCTGATGCTATTCAAAAATATGACATTAGTACTCATACAATTATTGAGAACAACCCAGAAGTTCTAAAAGAACTCAATATTTGGGCTAAAAAACAAAAACATCGTGTCAACATTATTAAAGGAGATTGGCAGGAAGAGTTAAAAAATCTTACAATGTTTGACTCTATATTTTTTGACGACGCACCTAGTGAAAAGTATTTAGATGAAAAAAATGTTAGGTTTTATGATTTCTATTATCGAATACTAAAAGACCATGCAAATACGGGATGCAGACTAAGTTGGTATTGCGACACACCTATCTATTGGGTCTCTCACCCTCTTACAGAGTGGAGCAATAGGAAGATGTCTATTGACATCCCAGAAAACGTCAGATACATAACAAAAGATCAGAGGGATAAGAAAGAGGTTTATTTGCCTCTAGTAACCTACCCCTATGGAGTAGTTAGGCAGGCTACACCTGTTGTTTTTGATAAGTTTCTTGAATTCTCTACCCTCGTGAATCTTGAGGATAAATAGGGAATATCTCAAAAGGCTTTTCTACAGCTGAGAGATTGTATTCTTGATATTGACTAAAGTCATTGTAATACTGTTTAGCATACTCATATGAGTTAAACATTTTTAACTCATTCTTTGCTTGCTCTGGTGTTATAAACCCAAGACCAGCTAGTGTCCATTTCCATAAACCATCTACACCCCAGTAATCCGTAAAGTGAAGTGTTCCAGGGATTCTAGACTTTGCTCGTTGGATGTACTCATCCACGGCAGGAGTTGTTAGCTTATCTTCCTTGATATGTCTCCAAAACTTAGAGTCATCTCTTCCGCCTTGGTAATGAAAAACAATAAAATCTTTATAGTAATCATACATTTCTGAAGTGTTTTTATTGTATCTATTAATATTTGATTCTGTTGCAGTTGTTGATGCATCTTCAGTTAAATATTCTTGACAGAATGTAAAAATTTGCATAATAGTTGCGTGAATAGATGTTGCCTCTAGGGGCTCAATAAATGAGCTTGCAAGACCAGCAACAATACAATTTTTCTTCCAAAAAGATTCCAATCTTCCAGAGTCAAATTTAATATGTTTAATTGGTTCTATGGATGTCCCAAGAACTTTTTCAACTTCATCTTGAGCTTGATCCTCAGTTAAGAAATCACTGCTATACACATAGCCGCAACCTTTTCTGTGCTTTAAAGGTGTTCTCCACATCCACCCAGAAGACAAAGCTTGAGCCGTTGTAATAGGTTCAATTTTTTCTTTTGAATTTATATCATAGTTCATAAGAAAAGGCATTGCTCTATCAACTGGAAGAACATCTTTATAGGAAATCCAATTAATATCTAACTT